CAAGATTTCGTCTAACTCTACTTCTTCATCTGCTGTCCGAGGCGGATCCTATAATGTCATCTTTCTTGACGAGTTCGCGTTCATCCCGAATCACATTGCTGATGACTTCTTTGCCTCTGTTTATCCTACTATTTCTTCTGGGCAGAGCACAAAGGTAATTATCGTTTCTACCCCAAGGGGTATGAATCACTTCTACCGCATGTGGCATGATGCGGAGAAAGGTAAGAATGAATATGTGCCTACAGACGTTCACTGGTCTGAAGTTCCTGGTCGTGATGAAGCATGGAAAGAGCAAACCATCGCCAACACTTCAGAACAACAGTTCAAGGTTGAGTTTGAGTGTGAGTTCCTAGGTTCGGTCAATACACTCATCAACCCAGCAAAACTAAGAAACTTAGTATATGAGGACCCGATACAAAGGAATGCTGGTCTCGATATTTACGAGAAGGCAAAACCTGAGCACAATTATATGATCACCGTGGACGTTGCCCGTGGGTTGGGCAATGACTATTCTGCGTTTATTGTTTTTGATATCACTCAATTTCCTTACAAGGTAGTAGCAAAGTATAGGAATAATGAAATCAAACCTATGCTATTTCCAAATATTATTTACGAAACTGCTAAGGGATATAATAATGCTTGGTTACTGATTGAAGTTAATGATATTGGTGAGCAAGTTGCTAATATCTTACACTACGATCTTGAATATGATAATATGCTGATGGCTGCGATGAGAGGTCGTGCTGGGCAGGTGGTTGGACACGGTTTCTCTGGTAAGAAGTCACAGATGGGTGTGAGGATGACCGCTGCGGTGAAGAAGTTGGGATGCTCTAACTTAAAGACTTTCTTAGAAGACGATAAGTTACTGACAGTTGACTATGACATTATATCAGAACTTACGACATTTGCCCAGCGTCATAATTCCTTCGAAGCAGAAGAAGGATGTAATGATGACTTAGCAATGTGTCTTGTTATCTTCTCTTGGTTGGTTGCTCAAGACTATTTCAAGGAGATGACGAGCAATGATATTCGCAAGAGAATTTATGAAGAGCAGAAGAATCAGATAGAACAGGATATGGCACCATTTGGTTTTATCTTGGACGGTTTAGACGAAAGTACTTTCGTAGATGATAGTGGTGATAGATGGTATACAGATGAATATGGAGATCGTTCTTATATGTGGGAATATCGGTAATGGATATCGATGATCAGATTAATATAGAACACATACTATTTTTAGATAGGAGATGTAGAGTTTGTGGGCAAACAAAAAATCTTATAGAAGACTATTATCTTACAAGAAAGGGTAGAGGTGCTTTTCCTTCAGCATACTCGTATGAATGTAAAGAGTGTACTATAAAAAGGATTACTATGAACAGAATATCCAAACCAGTCTTAGATAAATGGGAATATCCTGACTGGTAGACTGTTCACGCATAGTTTCCCCGTTCAAAGTAACCTTTTTAATAAATAATTTCAGAATATTCTGGACTAAGGAGAATAGAAGATGCCGCTAAATTTAGCATCTCCTGGAATTGTAGTTAGAGAGGTTGACCTTACCGTAGGTAGAGTAGATGCTACTAACGGTGCTGTTGGTGCTCTGGTCGCTCCATTTGCAAAGGGACCAGTAGACGAACCTGTTTTAGTCGGAAATGAAGCAGATCTGCTCAGTTCCTTCGGAGAACCATATAACACCGATAAGCACTACGAAGATTGGCTGGTTGCCTCTTCATACTTAGCGTATGGTGGAAATATGAGAGTCGTCAGAGCAGATGATGACGATCTCAAAAATGCAGTAAGTGCTGGAAGCACAGAAATTAAGATTAAGAGTCTGACTCACTATAACCAACTCGGTTATGATGAGAATACAATTGCAAATGCAGTAGTTGTAGCAAGAAACCCTGGTTCTTGGGCAAACGGAATCAAGGTAGCAGTTATTGATGGTTTAGCAGACCAGATCCTCTCTGGAGTAAGCACAAATGCTTCTCTGCCAACGATTCAAGTTGGTTACGGCGTTACCCAAGCAATTTCTTCCACACTGCCTGGAGCGGGTTCTACAACGGTTCTGGACGGTCACCTGAAGGGTGTCATCACTGCAATCAGTGGAACCAACATCTCAGTTAAGGTTCTTGCTCACGTCTCTGCTGGTGGCACAACAACTGAAGTTGACTATCAACCATCTGGTGTTTATGCTTTCTCCAATTCTGGAAACGTTGCTATTCACACCACTGGAGAGACAACTTCGGTAGGAAGCACTTCATACACCGCACAGAGCGACTGGTTTGATCAGCAGACGATTTCTCTGACTGGTTCAACCGTTTACTGGAACACACTTGTAGACAGACCTGGTACTTCAGCATATGCTAGTGCAAGAGACTCCAGATTTGACGAAGTTCACGTTGTTGTTTATGACGACAGTGGTTCAATCACTGGTAACGCTGGAACACTGCTTGAGAAGCATGTTGCACTTTCTAAGGCAAAAGATGCTGAGTATTCATTAGGAAGCACTTCCTACTGGAGAAAGTATCTTGCAAATAACTCACGTTACATCTTTGGTGGTAGTGAGCCATCAGGTACTGTAGCAACTGGATTCAGTTCAGTATTTACTCTTGAGACTGATACTGGATGGGATCAGAACGCAAGTGGAATTACCTTCGCTGGTAACGGAGCAAGCACACTCACAATGAGTGGCGGTAAGAACTATGATGGTGGAACGGATATCACTGCAAGTGGTTCGTTAACCTCAACTCTCACAAAACTTGCTGCTGGTTACGATCTCTTTGAGAACACTGATAATTATGATATTGACTTCTTGCTGATGGGTTCAGCAAACTATTCTAAAGAGACTGCACAAGCACTTGCGAATAAGTTAATTGCAGTTGCTGAAGCAAGACAAGATGCTCTGGCATTTATCTCACCTTACAGACTTGCATTCCTGAATGACGGAACTGCAGGTTCTGTAACTGTCAACTCCGACGCAACAATCACTGATAATCTGATCAGCTTCTACGCTCCAATCACTTCATCTACTTATGCAGTATTTGATAGTGGTTACAAATACATGTATGACAGATTCAGCGATACCTTCCGCTATGTTCCTTTGAACGGAGACGTTGCAGGAACTTGTGCAAGAAACGATCTCAACAACTTCCCTTGGTTCTCACCTGCAGGTACTGCAAGAGGTGCAATCCTCAACGCTGTAAAACTTGCATACAATCCAAGCAAGGTTCAGAGAGACAGACTGTATTCCAATAGAATCAACCCTGTCATCTTCTCACCTGGCGACGGCATCGTTCTCTTCGGAGACAAGACTGGTTTCGCCAAGTCTTCCGCGTTTGATAGAATCAATGTTCGTAGACTGTTCCTCTATCTGGAGAAGGCAATTGCCGCTGCAGCAAGAGATCAACTCTTCGAATTCAACGATGAGATCACAAGAACCAACTTCGTAAATATCATTGAACCATTCCTCCGCGATGTTCAATCTAAGAGAGGAATCTTTGATTATGTCGTTATTTGTGATGAGACCAACAATACCGCTGCTGTCATTGACAACAACGAATTTGTTGCTGACGTTTATGTGAAACCAAACAGATCAATCAACTTCATTGGTCTGACCTTCGTTGCTACCAGAACTGGTGTTTCTTTTGAAGAAGTAATCGGTAACGTTTAATTTAATCATTAATCAAACTTAGAGGCAAAAAACAATGGCAACTAGAAATCAACTTAATCCACCCCCACTAAGAAAGATTACTGACTTCAAGAGTAAGCTTGCTGGTGGCGGTGCTCGCTCCAATCTGTTTGAAGTGGAACTTTCGTTCCCTGCAGCGGTTGGAGTTGCTGACGCAAACGATATCCTTAACAAGGCACGCTTCCTTGTTAAGGCGGCAAACCTTCCTGCATCAAACGTTGCTCCAATCGAAGTTCCCTTCAGAGGAAGAGTTCTAAAGATTGCTGGCGACAGAACCTTTGATACCTGGTCAATAACCGTTATCAACGATACCGACTTTGCTGTTCGCTCTGCTTTTGAAAAGTGGATGAACACAATCAATCGTGTTTCTGATAACACTGGTGCTACTGATCCTGCTGCATATCAAGCAGATGCTTATGTTTACCAACTTGATCGCAATGGCGACACTCTGAGAAAGTATCATTTCTACGATGTTTTCCCAACTCAGGTTGCTCCTATTGAACTTTCATATGATGCACAAGGTATCCAAGAATTCACTGTTGAACTTCAAGTTCAGTGGTGGGAAGCAGTCAAGGGTAGCGGTGCAAATGCAGGCGGCGAAGACATCAACTAAATAGTCAATAACAAGTAAATTTATTATACAATGGCAAGACTTTTTGGTTTTTCTATTGACAGTAACCAAAAACCACTCTCAGTAATTTCCCCCGTTCCTCAAACCAATGAGGACGGGGTTGACAATTATATTGCGAGTGGTTTTTATGGTTCTTATGTTGATATCGAAGGTGTATATAGAACCGAGCACGATCTTATTAAAAGATATCGTGAAATGGCACTCCATCCCGAATGTGATGGTGCTATCGAAGACGTTGTAAATGAAGCAATCGTTAGTGATCTCTACGATTCTCCAGTAGAGATTGAGTTATCTAATCTCAATGCTAGCGATAAACTCAAAAAAGTAATTAGAGAAGAGTTCAAATATCTCAAAGAGATTTTAGATTTCGATAGAAAAGCACACGAAATCTTTAGAAACTGGTATGTTGATGGTAGAGTATACTACCTCAAAGTCATTGATGTCAAGAATCCTCAGGCAGGTATCCAAGACCTGAGATACATTGACCCAATGAAGATGAAGTATGTGCGTCAGGAAAAGAAGAAAGATCCAAGAACAAATCTTGCTCTTCCTCCCGCATTGACAAAGAATGGTGCAGAACCAGTATCATTAGAACCACAAATTGAAGAGTATTTTGTTTATACTCCAAAATCAAATTATCCAAGCGGAACATTTGGTGGTGCTGGTGGCAAAAAAGATTCTGTAAAGATTGCAAAAGATTCTGTTGTTTATTGTAGTTCTGGTCTTGTTGATAGAAACAAGGGAACAGTTCTTTCATATCTGCACAAAGCAATCAAGGCACTCAATCAACTGAGAATGATTGAGGATTCTCTGGTTATCTACCGTTTGTCCAGAGCACCTGAGCGTAGAATTTTCTACATTGACGTTGGCAACCTTCCTAAAGTAAAAGCAGAGCAATACCTAAAAGAGGTTATGTCTCGCTATAGAAATAAGTTGGTTTATGATGCCAATACTGGCGAAGTTCGTGATGACCGCAAGTTCATGTCAATGCTTGAGGACTTCTGGCTTCCAAGAAGAGAGGGTGGTCGTGGTACAGAAATCACCACACTTCCTGGTGGACAAAACCTTGGGGAACTTGCTGATATTGAATATTTCCAAAAGAAACTCTACAGAGCACTTGGAGTTCCTGAGTCAAGAATTGCTGCCGATGGTGGTTTCAATCTTGGTCGTTCTTCTGAGATTCTGAGAGACGAACTCAAGTTTGCTAAGTTTGTTGGTCGTCTGAGAAAGAGATTCTCTCAGATGTTCAATGATATGTTGAGAACGCAATTGATTCTCAAGAACATCGTAACTCCCGAAGATTGGGAAGTTATGGCAGATCATATTCAATATGACTTCCTGTATGACAATCAGTTTGCAGAACTGAAGGAATCTGAAATGCTTCAAGGCAGACTCAGCAATCTTGCAACTATTGAACCTTACATCGGCAAGTATTATTCTACCGAATATGTAAGAAAGAAAGTTCTTCGCCAAACCGACTCAGAGATTATTGAGATTGATGAGCAAATTGAAGATGAAATTAACAAGGGTATTATCCCAGCTCCTGGAACAGTAGATCCAATTACGGGAGAACCTTTACCTGGTGGTGACATGGGTGGTGATCCAATGGCAATGGGCGCTGATGGTATGGGAATGGGCGAAGTTCCTATGGAACCAGACATGAATGCACAAGCAGCAGCGGCAGATGCTCAGATGCAAAAGGACACCAAAAAAGCTGAGATATAAATATAAAATATAATACATTGATTTTTTATGGATAACGTTATCGACCTGATTGCAACAGGTGCAAAACCCTCTGAGGTTTCTGATGCTATTAAGGGTGTCTTATATGCAAAAGCTGCTGAAAGAATTGACGCTGCAAGACCAATTGTAGCATCAAGTTTATTTGGTAGTGAAGAACAAACGGACGAGACACAAGAGGATCAAGAATAATGCCTAGAATTTTATGTAAGGGTGCTGAAACAGCATTACCAACAACAACTGGGGCTGCGACTAGTTTTTCCGAAGCAACCGTTGTTCGTTTAACAAACACAGCAACTGCCGCTGATCATCTTGTCACTGTAGTGGAAACACAAAGTGGAGATGTTGTTGGATCTTTTACTTTGCTGAGAGGATCAACTGAATTGTTAGAAAAAAACCCAACACAATGTGTATTTGCTGCAGATACAGCAGTTCTTGGAGCAAAAGTAGGATTTACCGGATAAACAAATGAAACTTATCACAGAAGAAATTAACAAGGTAGAATTTATTACCGAAGGAAAAGGTGCTTCTAAGAAGTGCTATATTCAAGGTATTTTCTTACAGGCAGAGCAAGTCAACCGTAACGGTAGAATGTATCCCATGTCAATCATGGAGAAAGAAGTCAACCGTTACAATGAGAACTTTGTTCTGAAAGGACGTGCTCTTGGAGAACTTGGTCACCCTGATGGTCCTACCGTAAACCTTGACAGAGTTTCCCATAAAATCTGTGATCTGCACAGAGAAGGAAATAACTTTGTAGGGAAAGCACAACTGCTTTCTACTCCTATGGGCAAAATTGCTTCTTCTCTTATTAGTGAAGGAGTTACCCTTGGAGTTTCTTCTCGTGGTGTTGGTTCACTCCGTATGACCAACGAAGGTCATAAAATTGTCGGTGAAGATTTCATGTTAGCAACTGCTGCTGATATCGTTGCCGATCCTTCTGCACCTGATGCTTTTGTTCAGGGAATCATGGAAGGAAAAGAGTGGGTTTGGGAAGGAGGAATCCTTCGTGAGCAACTCGCAGAAAACACAAAGAGACATATTAACACTCTCGTTGATCAAAGAAGACTTGAAGAGCATAAGTTGAATTTATTCAACGATTTCCTCTCAAATCTTTAATTTATAAATAAATATAGATTATAACAAAGTAATCAGAAAAAAATGTCCGTTGGTAGCAATTTACAAGAAATGGAAAACGTAGTAACCAAAGGGGCTGCTCCTGCTGAGCCAATGCCTTCAGCTGGCATTCCAGTTGAAGATCTCGGCGGACCTACTCCTGAAAATTATCGTCCCGATGACGATTCAGCAAAACTCAAGGATCCTGCAGCAACTCTTGCTCAGGTCAAGGATATCGTTAACGCCAAAGCAGTTGCTGCTGAGGAAGTTGAGGTAGACGAAGATCAAGAGATCGTAGCAGAAGAGGAAGTAACCGAAGAGGAAGTTGTTTCTGAAGAGGAAGAGACTTCTGAAGAGGTTGTTGCTGAGCAAGAGGAAGTAGTAGAGTATGACATTGAAGAAGATGTCAATGCTCTCCTTGCTGGTGAGGAGCTTTCTGAGGAATTCCAAGAGAAGGCACGCACCATTTTCGAAACTGCTATCAACGCAAAAGTTGGAGAAATCCAAGAGCAACTCAAGGATACCTATGAGAAAGCACTTGTAGAAGAAATTGCAACAATTAAAGAAGGTCTTGAAGAAAGACTCGACGCATACCTTGAGTATGTTGCTGATGAGTGGATCCAAGAGAACGCTCTTCAAGTTGAGCACGGTCTCAAGACCGAAATGACCGAATCATTCCTTGCTGGAATGAAGGGTCTTTTTGAAGAACATTATGTAACCATCCCTGAAGATAGATACGATGTTATTGAGAGCATGGTAGATAAACTAGATGAAATGGAGTCAAAACTCAACGAGCAGATCGAAAAAAATGTCGCTCTGAATCGTAGATTAGCAGAATCAACAGCTGATGTAATCTTTGCAGAAGTTGCTGAAGGTCTTGCCCTTTCGCAGAAAGACAAGCTCGCTACTCTCGCAGAAAATGTTGAGTTTGAAAGTGAAGCAGACTATCGTGAGAAGCTGGTAACTCTGAAGAAGTCTTACTTCCCAGAGCACAGCACTCAGAAAGAGCATACCGAGACCATTTCTGAAGGAACCGAAGTTGAATCTTCATCAGTTTCTCCATTAATGGAGTCTTACATGCAGACTCTTGGTAGAGTCTCTAGAAAGTGATTTCTAGATTATACAGTTCAAACTAACTTTTTTACAGAGGTAAAATTCAAATGCAAATGCCACTTAACGAGCATCTGCAGGAGAAGTGGGCACCCCTTCTTAACTACGACGGTCTTGATCCAATCAAAGATGCACATCGTAGAGCCGTAACTGCTCAACTCCTGGAGAACCAAGAAGTCGCTCTTCGTGAAGAGCGCGAGTTTCTGAACGAAGCTCCTACTAACTCCGTCTCAAGCGGTGGAGTTTCAAACTTTGACCCCGTTCTGATCTCTCTGATCAGACGTGCAATGCCTAACCTGGTCGCTTATGACCTCGCTGGCGTTCAACCAATGAACGGTCCTACCGGACTGATCTTCGCAATGCGTTCCCGCTATGATACCATGGGCGGAACCGAGGCACTGTTCGACGAGCCTCTGTCCTACAAGTCTGGTATCGGCACCGATGGTGTTATCAACAGCACCAGCTACACTGCACAAGCAGGCGACGGCGCTAACTCTGGTTTCGGTACTGATTCACAGGCAACCAACAACCCCGCTGCTCTGAACCCTTCAACCGTAGCAACTCAGGCTGCTTATGGTGTTGGTCGCGGTATGACCACTGCTAAGGCAGAAGGTCTGGGCGAAACTGGTAACGATTTCAACGAAATGGCTTTCTCGATCGAGAAGGTCACCGTTACCGCAATGTCACGTGCCCTGAAGGCTGAGTACTCGCTTGAGCTCGCTCAAGACCTGAAAGCAATCCACGGTCTCAACGCTGAGGCTGAGTTGGCAAACATTCTGTCAACTGAGATCCTCGCTGAAATTAACCGTGAAGTCATCAGAACCATCTATAAGGCTGCTGAGACTGGCGCTGCTGCTAACGTTGCTAACGCAGGTACTTTTGACCTCGACGTTGACTCCAACGGTCGTTGGTCCGTTGAGAAGTTCAAGGGTCTGATCTTCCAAATCGAGCGCGATGCCAACCGCATTGCACAAAGAACTCGTAGAGGAAAGGGCAACATGATCCTCTGCTCCGCAGACGTTGCTTCCGCTCTGACCATGGCAGGCGTACTCGATTACACCCCTGCACTCAACGCTAACCTGAACGTTGATGACACTGGTAACACCTTCGCTGGCGTTCTCGCTGGTAAGTTCCGCGTCTACATTGACCCATATTCGGCAAACAGTGCTGCTGATCAGTACTATGTTGCTGGTTATAAGGGTTCTTCACCTTATGACGCAGGTCTCTTCTACTGCCCATACGTTCCTCTCCAGATGGTTCGTGCCGTCGGTCAGGACACCTTCCAGCCCAAGATTGGCTTCAAGACTCGTTACGGTCTTGTCTCCAACCCATTCGCAGAAGGCACCACTCAGGGTCTGGGTCGTATCACCGCTAACAGCAACCGCTATTATCAGCGCGTTACCGTTAAGAACCTCATGTGATCACGGTTCACATATCTCTTGGGGGTCTTCGGACCCCCTTTTTTTATCTAAATACAAATAAAACTGATAATGACAGTTTCACCATTTAGAAATCAAATACAAAATAGAAACTTCTTATCTCCCGTAGGATTTGAGTTCAAACTTGGTAAAGAACCAAAGGTATCCTTCTTTTGTACTAGTGCAAGAATACCCGAACTTTCTTTGCAAACTACAATTCAATCAACATACCTCAAGGATATTGAATTTCCTGGAGAAAAGTTATCTTATGGTGATCTAACCTTAAGATTTTTAGTTGATGAGAATATGGAAAACTATATGAAGATCCATAATTGGTTAACTGGTCTTGGTTTCCCAGAGACGACACAAGATTATGTTGACTTGATCTCGGATCCGACTGATGTAACACAACCCGGAGATAAGAAACGAGAGTATAGTGACGGATCTCTCTCTATCCTCAACAGCAATTTTAGAGTCAATTCGATTGTAAAGTTTTCGGATTTGTTTCCAGTTTCTTTGTCTTCTTTAGAGTTTGACACTGCTGCAAATGATGTCCAGTACTTTACAGCAGAGGCAACTTTCAAGTATACTGTCTACTATATAACCGATTCGGACGGTAGAACTCGCTTATGAACCTTGATCAAATTCAGGAGATGTGGCAGAAAGATTCTGTCATTGACCCGGATAACTTACATGATGAATCTTTAAAAATTCCACAACTTCACTGCAAGTATTATACCTTATACAACACTATCAACCTTCTGAGAGAGAAGGCATTAGAGACTTACAATAGAGTAAAACTTGAGAGGTATAACTATTACACTGGAAAGGCACCAGCAGAGGTTTACGAGGAAGAACCCTTCCCATATAAGGTTAGGGACAAAGAGGCAATACAGAGGCATATGGATGCCGATGAGAGACTCAATAAAATAAACCTCAAGATACGGTACTATGACTATATGTTGAGGTTTCTTGAAGATATTATCAAGACCATCTCAAATCGCACCTTTCAAATCAAAAATGCACTTGAGTGGCATAAGTTTCAGGCAGGGTTTGGTTGACCCTGCTTTTTTATTATTCTGTTACTACTTCTGCTTCGGCAGATTCTGCAGGTGCTTCTTCGGATTCAGGTTCGGGAAGAGTAACGCCTACTTGTGTCAGGTACTCAATGGCACCTTGGACTTTGAAAAATAACTCTCTGTTTTTAGTTGCTGCTGCTTCAAGCTCAGTACGCTGTTGAAGCAATTGTTGAAGGTGTTGCTGTTGTTCGGTCATTTCAGTTAACTGAGTATGAATAATTTCACATTATTTATACATACAAATAAAACATGGAAGAAGACAATCTTTACGAAAAAGACTTTGATGAAAA